CTAGTTTCCAATAGTCTCATAAAATTTATACTGTACTTGAAATTTTGTATCCGCCTCAACGTCGTTATTCACCGAAAATATGACTTTATTTGCTTGTATTCTAAAGTCCATTTCGTAGCATAAATCGCATCCTTCAAGATTTAATCGCCCACTTCCATCGTTCGGATTTACCGCCGTCTCAGCTAAAGAGAACTCGTAATTACTACCATTTTGTACACATTCTGAAAATTGAAACGTTTCGACTTTGCCCTGTCTCAAATCCACATTATCGTCCATTAGATTTACCGAACTATCTAATACTTTTTTAATGCTTTGCACCACATCGTACGTATCTACCTCTTCATTATCATTTTCATAAATGCGTGAAGCAATAAATTCTTTTGTAGGAATTCGTCCCGTCCCATCTAGATGATTTAGATGTGATTGCTGTCGATTATTTGCCATAACTTTTTTTTAATTAAACCCCCTTGAAAATTGCCTTGAATTAAATGATTTAAATTTTTTATGAAAAAACTCATCTCCGCCCGCAGGTCTATGACTTTTAGACTGGTAAAACTTAACCAACTTAGGACTAACAAACCCTCTATCTATCAGATCTTTATCTGATAATTTCGACTCATCAATTTTTAATACCATGCCTGCATAAACAGGATCTGAGATAGACTTTAAGATATCTTGATTGTCTTGAATAAGTTGCAAAATCATTTTTTGTGTCCCATACTCCTGAATCGAAATATCAATAATGTTTTGATTGACTAAAACCGTAATTTCTTTCATGATTTCAATTATTCCTTTGGTTTTATGATTTTAGTTTTATGATTTTGGTTTCCAAGTTTTTACCTGAACCCCTTTGCCTTCCAAGAAATTAAGTTCTTCGATATTTAATCCCACAACCTTAAACTGTCTTAATATTTCGGGTAAGATTTCCTCCGCTAGTTCATTTTCCACATAATTAATCAACCCAACTCCAATATGAGGACTATGACGAAATTCCCCTAATGTAGCAATCAACAAATGAGCTGTTTCCTGATCCGTACTTTCTCCAATTACAAAATCACCATCCTCAATTATCGGCTCGTCAAACGTTTCTTGACTAAATAATATATCGTGTTGTTTTTCTTTCTGACTTTCTGAAATTCGAGACATATCCTTAATGTTTTACCTTAGTATTTTCTAAGGATGTGGAACTAAACTGACTTAATTGTTGACTCATAGTCGTGGGCGTTATTACCCCATGATTAGGATGCACATGTGCATTATACTTAAAGACAAAACTATTTATAAAATTTACAATAGTATTTAAAGAATTTGCTATTTCTTGTGCAATGGGAACGCCACCGTTTCCGCCATTGTTGAGCTTTATGTTTTCAGCACTAATAGCTATATCTTTACCCACCGAAATACTTAAGTTATCACCAATATTCATATTTGCCTCTTTCTCAATATCTTGATTAAGGGTTTTTATGCTCATAGAAACACCGTCTTCATTTTCTATGTTGAGTACAATTTCTGCAAATTCACCTTTGATATAAATTTTTTCAATTTCGCTTGTCTTGGTTACAAATCTTGTATCGTCATCATTATCAACTGCAGCAATCAAAACCTGACTATTAAGTTTAGGAATCAAAATAACTCCTGTATCCTTTTCATCATTTAAGGCTCTTAACATTACATTGAAGTATTCTGCACCACCATCATTTGGAACAACCGTACAAATCATTTCCGACTCATTCACCTCTATAACTTCTCCTGAAACTGTATGATTTGCATCTTCTTCCAATGCTATTTTAGTTAACTCTCTAAGATTAATACCCATAATCGTTCCTTTTTGAATTATACTTTTTTTCCCAAATGAATATGCTGTCTAATCCCGACTTGAGACCCTGCCGTAAATTTGGTTTCAACCTTATCAACCAGATAATTTCCTGCTCTTTCAGGATATAGCTCATCTTCTAACTCGACTGTACCATTTTGGATAATTCTTGGAATCCCAAAAGCACTAAATTTACCTCTATATCCTTCGTATTTATATTTTTTTAATTCTGCTTTAGCTATTTTTTCAAGTTGCGATTTATCGGTTGTTTCCGATCTTAGAAAGATTGTTCTTTGTTCGCCGTCCTCATCTCCTATTTCAAATTCAATTTTTTGATTATTTTTCAAGAAATTAACTACTTTAGCTTTGATCTTGACATCCTCCGCTTTTTTATAAACCAAATCGCAATGCCCAATGACGTTTTTTTGAAAATTAAACTTTGCCGTATTTGCCTTCAAATTGGTTGTGTCTTCCGTGTAGGGTAAGCCCACAAACAAGCTCCCATCCGTCCTAAAGTAAGCTACTAAACCATAACTATCTTTTAGTTTTTGTAAGCTTTTTGCGGTGGTATTGTGTTTTTTATCAATCCTAAATTGGGCAAAGCTTATTTCGGGCAAATCTCCGAACTTAACTTGTAAGCCATTGGTAATATATTCCAATAACTGATTTAAGTCAGTGTTCCGAAAGGCTTTTTTCTCAACTTTATTTCTTTTCAGTTGATACAATTGATCTTCACACTCAAGCGTAAAAGGTATCTTAGGAATTACTTCATTTACATAACCTTTAAAGAGCAGTGGTAACTGTTGATTTTCGGTTTCGTACCCTCCATAAATTTCAACTTTATTTCCTGAGACAAAACCAGCATCTAACATTTGGCGTAAATTAGGGAGTTTAATCGTGCATTTGTCACCCAAATTACGCCATGTGGATTCTATTTCGATTTGATGATAATATTCAAATTTTTGTTCACCAACGTATATAATTGCCTTCGGAAAATACGCCATTAGCTTATTTTAATTTGGTTTTGTTCGTAAACTGTCAACGTGTTGCTCAATAGTCGAAACACGTTCTGAAATATGTTCTTCGGAGGCTTGCAATTCAATTACTTTCTCCGTTAATTCAGAAAATGAGTCGTTTAGTTCCTTATTATGTTCTTTTAATTCGATAACCAAACTTTGTAAATGCTCAATTTTTTGTACCGATTTAGTAATTTGTTCTCTAATGGTATAGTAGGTGGTCACGAACCCACCTAACAAGGCGAGCAAACTAACAATATCATTAATAGTAATATTCATATTTTTTGAAAAATTAAACTACATGCTTTTTTGATAATTTGGTTTATCAGTTTCAGATCTCGTTTCCTTTGTATTATTTTCTGACTGCTCCTGCTGTTCTGCCAACTCCAATTCAGGCGATTTATCCGAAACAAACCGAAATTCGAACCCAAAATAATCAACCGTTGCCGTAACGAATTCAAACCGAAGATTTTCCGAAACGACAAAATCAATACCTAAACGATTTAATAATTTATTTTCAAGGGATACCCCTCTTTTGTTTTTTTCGTGCATTCTCCTAAGAATATCAAGCCATTTGTAGGGAAATCCTTTTTCGCCTGTTTCGAAAGCTGTTGCAACACCTTTGACATTAACCAGTCTATTCATCAAAGAGCTTGTTTCTAAAACATTTGAATTCTGAATTGCACCTTGTGCCACCGTTACGTTTATATGTCTTTTTGAGTCTACTGTTGAAACAAAAGTTGCAGCTGGAAATTCAACCCCATCCAAAACAAAAGGAAATTCATTTGTTGTTAGAAACTGAGGTCTATCGGCTGTAAATTCGTAACCGCTCAACTTTGCCGTATTGTACATTTTCACCTTATTTGAGGGTGGTTTCACTAATTTACTTTTAGCTGCAATAAAAGCATCTGTTTTCACCGCATCTACCGTAACAGAACTTTCAGGTTGATTCAAAATTACCTTTGCATCCTGAATTACTTTTAAGTGTTTTGCTTCAGGATAAAGATGCTCCAATTTATTAATTACTTCAATGATTACGCTCATTTACTTGTATATTATTGATAGACTTCGTTTGCACCATTTACTGCCCTTAATAATTGTTCTTTAACTACTTCACGAACCTCATCTACATCTTGACCATTGACGGCGTGAATATGAATTTCACGAACTAAATTTTCAATAGTCATATTAACATTTTTTACTTCCTTTTTTTCGCCACCACCACCGCCTAAATTGGTCAATCCTGAATTGGTTGCTAATTCAAGTGGTGGTAACAAGCCTGTAAAAATATCGTTTTGGGGCGCATTTCCTGCAAGGTTAGTTTTTTGATTATCTGCAACTTTTCCACCTGTTTTTGTAGGTTTGTTTTTCTTTGTTTCCTCAACTTTTGCGGTGGGTGCATTTGGCACAACTTCATTATCCGTAACACCCCCACCTGCTTTATTCGATTTCTGCTTTTGCGCCTCAACCTTTTCGAATTCAGCCCGCTCTTTTGCGCCTTCTCGAAAACCTTCCATCACTTCACCGAAGAAGCCCTTCGTGTTACCAGCCCCAGTTGGGTCGAATCCATCAAAAAGCCCCGCTAAAGCTCCTCCTACCTTATCAAAAATCTCAATAAACTTACCAAAAACTTCTTTCGTAAAATCCCAAACTTTGGAAAACACAACCTTCACTGCTCCCCAAACCCCCCAAACAATTTGCCTAAATTTTTCGCTTTGGTTGTAAGCTGAAATCAATGCACCGACAAATCCACCAATCGCCACTACTACTATTCCGATTGGATTCGAATAAATTGCAGTATTCAAAAGCGTCATTGCTCCTGTAAAACCACCTGTCAAGGCTGTTCCAATTAAGGTTTTTGCATTCAGTAAATTTTGCCTAAAATTTAGCATAGCGATTGCATTTGATATTCGTCCTGTAAGTAACAGTCTTGCAAAATTTACGGTATTATTTAATCCAGTTCTGGTATTGGAAACTAACATCAAAGCGTTTTGGCGCAAAATCTGCAAATTTAATAATTGTAAGTTGGTACTTTTGGCTCGTATCAGCAGTAATTTTGCTGAATCAATCGCATTGCTAATACTAACACGATTGGAGTAAACCAACCACATCGCTCCAGATGTAACAAGCCCTAAACCTACACTTTCAATCCCATTACGAACTTGTACCCAATTGTCTTGAATCTTTATTATCCCGTTGCGAACACTATTAAAAAAGGCTTCTATTTTCGGTGTCAAACTATTTTCAAGGTAGTTTGCCGTTCTTTCAAAAGTGGGCTGTAAGGCATTAACCATTTTGTAGCCTTTGAGTTGAATTCGACCAAAAACAGAATCCACCGAATCCGACATTTTATTGAAAATAGGAGCGAACATTTGTGCTTCAGTAGCTAATTCCTTTTGTAATTTTATTTGTTTTATTTGTTTCGCAATTAATGGATTACTATTGTCTATTAAATTGTCTATATTTAAATCTATTTCGTGCAATCTATCAACTAATTTTCCTGCGTCTTCGCCTGCACCGCTAAACACATCTGCCATGACGATTTGGCGAGTTTGCTTATCCACAAATTGAAGAGCGGTGGAAATTTCTTTTGTTGCGTTCCAAACTGTTTTTTCACCTGTCTTTAGTTCATTTTTGAATTGTTTTAAATCAATTGTAATACCCCCGTTTTTTCCTGAAACTGCAAACAATCTTTTTAGCGCATCTTCAGTCGCTTTTGGCATCTCTTTTAATCGTAGTACGCTTTCTTTTATTGTGTCAGAACCTTTATCTGACAGTATGCCCATTTTCGGCATTTGCGACATAAAGGCTATCATTTCATCATATTTCAGCCCCGCCTGTGCGAAAAAAGTCGGATATTCTTTTATTTTGTCAATAAACCCCCCGTCTATATTTACTCCTCCTAAATTCCCCTTTTGGATTAGGTCAAAAATATCTGTATCTGAAATCCCTTGATAAGCATTTTTAATTGAAGCCGCCGCTAACACCATTTCCTTTGAATCGATATTGAAAACTTTTGCGGTTGCAATGCTTTGACTTGTTACCTTCTCTAAATTAGCTCCTGTAAGCCCTAATGTTTGTTGTAACAGACCATGTTCTGTACGTACATCTGAGCTAACATTTTTCAGGTGAGTAAATGCGCCGATTGCACCACCAGCCGTTACCGTTGTAAGAGCCAAACCAAGGGATAAAGCAAGATTTCTGGCAGTCTCTAAAGGCGAAAAATCAAGGTCTATTGTACGTCCTTTTTGGCTTAATTTATCAAGGTGATTTTCGGTTTTTTGAATTTGCCGATTAAGACGAATTAGTTCATTATAATTTACCGAAACATTCCTTTCTTTTTTTAGTTTTTCAAGTTTATTTTCAAGTTCTGAAATCGAATTTTGAGCCGTTCCGAATTTGGTTTTTAGTTTCAATGCTGGAATATTTTTGACCAAACCAGAAACTCTTTTCTTTAGCCCTGAAACTCCTTTTTTTACAGATTCCAGTTTTGGAACAAATTCAATTTTAACTTTTTTGTTTTCTAAATCTTTGGTTCTCTTTTTTCTCTCATTAACTTTGTTAATAACTTTTGTTGTATCTGCACTAACTTTTAAAAGAGCTGGTTTTTTTATTTTTTTTACCGTGTTCGAAACTTTGTTTAGCTTCTTATTTATTAAGTTTATAGGAGCAGAGGCATTGCGTTCAGCTTTCGAAAAACTTTCTCCGAAGGCTGTCGTATTTTGACGCAAAGAAGACAAGCGACTATCTAATTTTTTTAGTACGCTGTCTGCTTTACTTTTTGCACGAATTACGAAGTCAATACCTCTATTCACTATCTTGTGTTGGAATAAAAACTTTTTGAATTTCGGCGGCAACTTTCGGCAAAACAGCCAAATGCGCACCTCTTTCGGTTGCTGTTAAATCTTCAGGATTGAGAGAGACCCTGAAAAATCGTAACAAAGCATTATGATAAATTTCTTGCAGATATCTGCTTTTAGAAAATTCCTGCTTTGCTGAATTTAGAGCTTTCCCACAACAGTATCAAACTCCTCCGCCACGTCTAATTCTTTTATCGCCTCAACTAAAGAACCCATTACGTAACTATCCTGAGTATGAAAACAATTATCACCTGTCACAAAGCAATTTCGACCTAGTGTTTTGGCAAATTGTAAAGGCTTAGAATTTCGAGTCATATTGCGCTCAGCGTAACCAATTTCCTTAATCGTAGCTTCACGATAAAGTGCTTTTTTAGCACCATCTTCAAGAAGGAAATACGCAAGGCTTTCATCAATTTCAGTATCTGGAAAAATACCAGAAATTTCACTTGCATTCATTTCTCTAAACTCAAAAGATTGTCCTTCCAAAAGGATTTTAGAAACAAACTCCTGTAAGCCAGATAATCCTCGTTTCGTTTGATGTAATGGCTTGCCAGACAGGTAACAACGTTCTAAAAGCACTTGTCTTGCCTCTAGTTCAATTTCTGTTTTGCCGTAGGCTGAATAATAAGAATCAGCATCTAAAACTGAAGCGGTACGATAAATCGCTAATTCTTCTCCATTTTTGGTTACAGCAAAAAAACGAAACAGGCAATTATGCGCTTTTTGCTCTTCCTTGATTCGCTCTTTTAGGTTATCACTAGGAAGATGTTCAAATTTAATTTCCTTCATAAGTTCAATTAAAATTCTGTTATATCAATCTCAGATGCTTTCCAAGAAAATGAAATCACTTCGTCCTTCTCACCTTCAGATGTACCCCCGTCTGTTTTCTCAAAAATGATATTTTTGTAGGTAATCTTTCTACGTTTAGGGACACCCGCCACTTCTACAATTTCGATCATATTCGTAGGTGCAAGTTCTTCTAAACCCGTCCCAAGTGCTCCTACAAGGGCTTGATAATCAAACGCCTTGATTTTAAGCGAACCAGATGCTTCTTTTTTTCCGACCGAATGTGAAACAGGACGATTGCTATTCCCATAATGAAATTCACGTTCGGTACTTGTGCTCCATTTGCATTCGTCAACACCCGTCATTGAATAGCCTAATAAGGTGTATTGTTTATCGGCGTGTCCTCTAGCTCTGTATAATGGATTTATTGCCATTTTTAGTTAATCTATAAATTAATTTAAAGATGAAACATAAGAAACATACCCCGTCATTTCTGAGATAATCCCCTTAGACAAGACATTTACACGGACAGGAATTTTCAAACTTGTGCCGTCTATGATCGTATCAAGCAATCCTACAGTAATGCCTGAAACAGCCTGAGATAATTCGGACTCTAATTCTTTTTGAATTCGGTTTTGGATAGCCTCCTTTTCAATGGTTGTCAAGTCGCCTGTTTCCTCATTTAAGAATTTATCGTCTTCAAGCTCATCAGTTATCATCACCAATGTAATAAACAAGGCTTTATCCATAACACGCCGTCTTGAAATACGGTCATAATCCGTATCCTTTGCTAGTGTCGTATCAACCCCAAGAAACCACCCCCCTTTACCCGTATGTTTAACTGTTGTAATTAAGCCTTTGCGGTGGATTGTTTTGATAGAATTTTCCGAAAAAGAAGACAAAAGCCGTCCATCCGAAAGCTGTGGATTAATCCAACCAATATCACCATTTCGGACTTTGCCGATTGCTTCCTGAATTTCGATTTTCGCTACGAAACCAAGTAAGAATCCAACGGCTGCATAGCCCGCCGAAATAGGAATTTCATCCTTAATTGCTTCGTACTCCGTTTGATTTCTTTGGGCAAAGATCGAAACACGGTCATTTGTTCCTAATCCTAGAAAGTCAGTCATTGCTGAGGGCGTATCTGTTAAATTTCGCACCTCTAAAACGCCTGAAAAGTACCGCCCGCTTTCAGCCTGCAATTCGGCTAAACTTTGTAATTTAGGAATTGCTGTACTGATATCTGCACTTTCACCTGCTCCTGCCGTTTGTGCCGTAGAATCAGGATTTAAGCACACACCAAGCAACTTAATTCCACCTGCTTGTTGATCTAACAATAAGGAAATTTTAGCGTAGTCCGCCGTACCAATGGTTAAGATTTCGGTTAATGTTTTTGACTCATCAACGGGCAACAAAAACAACGTATTTTCAGTCGTTTGACGAAAGAAATCTTTAGCGTGTTCCCAAAATAAGACGTTGTTCGTTACGTCAAAATCATGGTCAATACCATCGGCTTCCAACTCATCTAAAGAGCCGTATCCTTTGCCCGTATAGTTCAGTTCGGGCAAGCCTGTAGGCACGGAAATCACTAAAAGTGTTGTTCCGTCAGGGCTTAGGGTTACGCCTGTTGTACCTACTTTGTTAATTACTTTTGCACTTGGTTTTTCAGCCATTTTTCACCTCCTTTTTTCTATTTTCTAACGTAATAATGAACACGTTCCAACATTTCGATAATCTCAGGTTGTGGGAAAATATCATGCTTATCCGTTCGGAACGACGTGTGCGCCCATACGCCTCCATGTCCTTTCAAAGCATATTCACTAATTGAAAAGATAGAAAGCGGAAACGAACAACTTACATCAATACCATGCTCGAAGTGAAGATATAGGAGCAATTTCTCTAATTGAGAAATTTGTACATCCGTAAATTTTTGGAAATACTTATGCCCACGATAAGACTTATTCAAAACACAAACCTCATCTTCAGGAATTTCGACACCTGTATAGGAATAGTATTTCCCGTCCTTTTCGGTCAAATATCCCCAATTGGACAACTCAATTTGAACATAGCGACTATCCAAAAACCGTTGGTGAGAACGTTTTTTATACCTTAAAGACACAGCATTGTCCTTAGCATTCACGTAGATCGCGTACGCCCACTTTTTCACTGGAATTCCCTGAAAGATTTTACCTAAGGCATTCACTACAAAATGAGTAGCGACACGCCCTTGTTTGTCTTTTCTCCACCAATCGTAAACTTCTTTACCTTGTTTGGGATTACCCGCAGTGTAATGAAGAACAACGCCTACTTTTTCGGTTTCGTCATCTACGTAACAATCCTTTGGAAAATCGACCTGAATAATATCATCATGACTAAGTTGGTACAAAGGCTCTGAGACTAAATTTTCGGACGGAGGCACGTTGTTAGGAGCTGTAGGCAAAACACTGTTTTCTTCCACTTTTTCCAAAATATCTTTCCAATCCAACCACTCTGGATTTTCGGCAAACATATCTCCGATGTCTTCCGATTTTGCCAAAGCCTCTACCTGTTTAAGTTCCGTTAAGAGTTCGTGCAAAGAAGCAATACCATTAGGCATTTGATCCACCAACAGAATAATATCCTTCGCTTTTCGTAGGGCATCCTCCGTAATTCGGATTTTGCCCTGAATCAAAGGAATTGCCTTAAATAAGTCCCGAATTTCATCTTTTAATTTATGGAAAGATTCAGCCTCAAACTTTTCCATAAGTGCCGTAATTATCCCGTAAAACAGGCTTACGACTTTCATTCTTTTCCAGAAATTGTTATTCATTATATTTAATTTAGGTTCTTGGGGGAGAAATTAAAGCACCTATTGCGTCCTTTTTCTTTGGTTGAATCATGACACGTTGTAAAAATCCAATGACCGCTGAATCCGTTTCAGGATTTTGAGCCATTGATTTCCAGAACATTGTCGTACTTCCAATAGCTTTGATAGTACGAGGTTTATAAAACGCGAAACTTGCCTCTAAATCCGTAGGCAAGTATGTTCCGCCGTCAGCAGTCTTATATCCTTTGCCTGAGTATGCAACTCGCTCGAATGTGCCTGATTTATCTCGAAAAACGGCTGACTGACCATTATAACTATATATTTTAAACCCGTAGTACATTCCCAACAAATCCCCACCTTTGTAATCATGAAGCAATAAACTGAACGTATTATCGTCCAGCATTAGGTCTTCTTTATGCTGAGGAGTTAACACCAAAACACGATTATCATTAGGAACTTTTGCTTTTCCCATTGCCGTGGAAAGGCGTAAAACATCTTGTCGAGTTAGGACATATCTGTCAGTCACATCATCTCGAATACCAGTTGCTTGTAAAACAGGGCTTTTTTCCGTATGCGAAAAGGGGGTTAATGCGTGCGCTCCTAATTTTCCTGCCTCTGTTTTTAACTTCTCCCCCTTCTCCTGTACTGTTTCCTGCATAGGAGAATGAGAAACAGCGAACAAGTCTTCTTCAGCAATAGAGGTGTTGGTCGTTCGCAATTTTCTGAGTTTCAAAATAACATCATTTGCATGATAAGCCACCGTAGGCACAGGATAAATAATTTCATTATCAACCATAACTTCCGTCTCAATATCCAAATCGCTCAGGTGGATGGCATCATACTTGACAAGATTACTCTTGTTAGGCACTTCGGATAAAAAAGATGAGTCATCGGTAAATTCTCTCAGAACCTCCGATTTCCAAAGTTGTATTTTTGGTGTAGGCATTATTTTATAGGTTAATATTATTCAGGAATTGAGCCAAATCTTTCCTTGTATAGTTCATTGTATTTTTTGCGATTATTCAGCCACATTTCTTCAAGTCCTTTTTCGTTGTTTTTTGCGTACCAATCCCAATCTTTCTTTACAGCCTCCGTACCTTTATTAGCACCACTCAAAATTTCAGCAATATCAATCACTTGCTGTTGTGAGGGCTGTTTCGGCGTGGTATCTATTTCTGTTTTCGTTCCCAATTTTTCAGCAAACTTTTGCATGGTTTCCAAAGCGAATACAGAGTCTTTTTCAGCCAACTTACCGAAGTACTCCTTATCAGTTTTAGTCGTGATTACGCCTAACATTTCGCCAGCGTACAAGACAAAATCTTTTCCAATATTAGTATCGGTAATGGTTTCTGTTTTTGTCGTAGTCTCAGTAACTGTACCTTTTGGTGGCTGAAACAGCTTTTTAATAATTTTTAAAGCATCATCTTTTGATGCTGTTTTAGGCAATCCCAAAGCCTGTAAAACATCTGAATCCATAATTTTCGTAGGTTCGTTTAATTCCATTGGATTTTCCGCAGGAGGCAATGAAGTTTCTTTTTCTGATTCATTCAATGAAAGCATATCTTTTAAGATGGTGTCTGAAACAGATTCATACTTACCATTTTCAGTAATTCGATAAACTGCCAAACGATTTGCTTGAACAGTTGCTACGGAAATTTCTATCACCTCTGTTTTGACAACAGTCGCTAGTTTTTGCCCTTCTACTAAGTGTTTTTTCTTTTTAGAAATTTCTGTCGGTATATGTCCTAAACTCACCGCTCTTAAAGTTCCCTCTTTAAACTGTTTTGCCACATGAGCTAAGGGATGTGTTGGCTCGAAATCCGTAAATCTGATTCCATCTATCTTGATAATACCGTCTTCAAATCTTGGATTAACCGCCACACCAATCGCCGTACTCAATTTATGGTTATAAAAAACCACAGGATTTAATTTATAATACGATAAATCAACTCCCTTTGACAAGACACGATAGCCGTTGCGGTTTAAATCCGAAGTTGAAACAGTAATATTTCTCCGAACTTCCATTGAAAAATCTTTTTTTCGTTTGATGTATTGCAAATTTGATATACATTTGCTTGATTTCCAAATAGTTAAAACCTATTAGGTCGGAAAAAACGACCGCTAAAATCATGTAAACGGCTCAATCAGAAAGGCGCATTTTGAGCAGAAAAGAAATTTGGAGAAATTTGAAACATATAGCAAGCAGTAAAGCGAAAATTTCACTAAAACACATTTCTATATAGACGTAATTCTTTAAACGCACTTAAACGCTTTTAAAACACACTTAAACACTTATAAGAATTAAAGCTATGAAGAACTATGAAGAGTATGATGATATTCTTATTGTTGATGATAGAGAAACGAAACTTGAATTAGTGCGCCTCTGGTACGTTTACGAGCATTTGACCAAAACAGAAATAGCACGGCGGTTACAGGTTTCGAGTGCTAGTGTTGGCAATTGGATTAAAAACAAAGGTTGGGAGCAACAGAAAAAACACTTCAAAACTATTTCTGATAATATCCTTTTAATTCGCTTCAATCTTGTTAAGCAAATTACTGATTACTCCCTAAATGAAGATTTCGATTGGGACAAAATAGATAAAATGATAAATACCTTAAACAAAGTACAAGTCAATAGCATACCAATTTCAAGTAAAATAGCAATTTGCACAGAAATAATTAACAGCATTAAAAATGAATCCGAAACGACAAAAAAGATTGTGATATCCACTATCGAAAAATATGTTTCCGAACTAAAAAGCTGCAAAAATGAAAGATAAAGATTTCAAAGAAGCATATAAACACTTCAAGGAAAAAATTACCGAAGTCGAGCAATCGACAAAAGTAAATTCGAATGAATCTTTATCGACTCAATACGAGAGGATAGAAAAAGCAAAAAAAGACTATGCCTTTTTCGTAAAAACATATTTTCCTCATTATTGCGAGGATAAGGATGGGAAAATTATTGAGCCTGCACCTTTTCATGTCAAGACAGCAAAAGCAGTCATCAAAAAAGAAGATATGAAAGGTGTTATTGAATGGTTTAGAGGTTCTGCAAAATCCGTAACCTTTGACCTTTTTCTTCCTTTGTGGCTCATGATTAATAAGCAAGTAAATACGATGCTTTTAATCGGAAAAAACGAAAAAGCCGCAAAAATCTTGCTTATTGATTTGCAAGCTGAATTAGAATATAACCAATTATTTATTGCTGATTTCGGAGAACAAAAAAAAGCAGGCGATTGGGCAGAAGGCGAATTCATCACTCAAAAAAATGTCGCTTTCTATGCTTTAGGTCTGAGGCAAAGTCCACGAGGAAAACGTAACAAACAAAACAGACCTGACTATATTGTTTGTGATGACCTTGACGATGATATTTTAAAGCGAAATCCTGCACGAATTCGAGAAGCTGTTGAATGGATATACCGTGCCGTTTTGCCAACGATGGATAAAGGTATTAATCGTCTTTTTATCGTAAATAACAGAATCGGAAAAAAAACAATCCTTTCTACTATTATAGAACAGCGTCCTGCATGGTATCATTCAAAAGTAAATGCTTTTGACGACTCAAATAATGTGACTTGGAAAGCAAAATACAACAAGTCCTATTTTCGAGACAAAAAGAAAGAAATGGGACACGCAGCGTTTGAAACTGAATATATGAATAATCCAATCGAAAATGACGGCGATTTCAAAGAAGATTGGATACAATGGAAAAAACCATTAACAGACTGGACACAATACGAAAAATTGGTTTCTTATGCCGATCCGTCCTTTTCAACATCTGAAAATTCTGATTACACCGCTATTAAGTTATGGGGAAAAACCAAAAACGAAAAACACCTGCTCTGGGCGTATGTTCGCCAAAACGAAAATCTGGAAAAAGCCCTCAAAACATGGCATAAGTTTCTTGAGGCTTTGCGCCCACAAGTTCGGGACAAAATAAAAAATTTTATTGAAGCAAATGCAACTCAAAAATACCTTATCAAACAAGCTAAACTAAACGTAGAAACCGAACTAAAAACAAATTTACCTATTCGTTTGGATGAATCGAAAAAAGGTAACAAGGAAGATAGAATTGCCTCCATGATCCCAGATTACGAGAATGGTCATGTCTTTTATAATATACATGAAAAACGGAATAAAGATTTTATTAAAGCAGTCGAACATCTTTTATCCTGGAGTTCAAAAGGTCGAACTCCTGACGATTCACCTGACGCTGACAAATCAGCTTGGGATCAATTGACATCTTCACGCCCAACTTTCGAATCAAGTTCATTTTCGTTTGGACGTGGCAGAATAGGAAGCAATTTTTGGGGTTCAAACCGCTAAATCTGATTACATGATACTAACAAGACATGGAAACAAACGGTGCATCGCTGGAAGGATAATTCCATTTTTTCCGCCGCATTCTTTGTATATAGAACCTTTTTTTGGAGCTGGAGGAATTTTTTTTCAGAAACCAAAAGCACAGTACAATTGCGTGAACGACTTGGATAATGAAGTTTATAACCTGTTTTATATTGTTTTACCAAGTCCAGCTCTTTTTTCAGAATTAAAACAAGAATTAAAAAAGTTAATTATCCATGAATCTTTGTTGAATTACTGGAAAAAACACAAAGAAATTACACCTGCTAAAAAAGCTCTTCGATTTCTCTTCTTAAGTAATTTTACATACTTAGGAGAAGGCAGCGTCTTGCGGTTTGGTTTTAACAATGACAAAGAAAATATTCTTAACAAATTACAAGCTACACGTGAAAAAATTGAAGGTGTCAAATTTGGAAATAAGGATGCTGTATCTTTTTTAAAAAGTATCTCAATTAAGAAAAAAGACAAAAAGAGAGCTTTTGTTTATTTAGATCCTCCATATCTAAATACTTTAGGATACAACCTAAACGATAAGTTCACAAAAGACAAAGCAATTGAATTGTTAAATACAGTTCAGGGTATGGGTGTAAAATTTGCCTACTCCGAATTCAGGACGGATTTTGTTTACGACCAATGCCAACAAAGAAATTTAAATTTGATATCAATTGGAGAACGTCAAAATTTAAAAAATCGAAAAGAAGAAGTTTTAATTACAAACTATTCGTTTAATTATAATTTATTTGAATAATGAAAACTTTTATTACACAAGATGACTATAAAGTACAAATCACTACTTTCAATTTGGAAGATATGATTGAAAACGATTCGACCATCTTGGAAAGTGCCGAAATAGATGCTATTGCAGAGGTAAAAACAGCTTTGTTTCAAAAGTATGATACAGAAAGTATTTTTGATAAAGAAGGCGATAACAGAGATATGTTTGTAGTCAAACTTTGTAAATATCTCGTAATCTTCGAGCTTCATAAACGCCTTTTAATGGATATTCCGGACATTGTTCAGAACGAAGCTGACTTTGCCAGAGATCAACTTTACAAAATTGCAAGTGGTAAAATTGCCCTTGATTTGCCTATCAAGGAAGTAGATACTCAAAGGCAAACAATTCGAAGATTTTCTTCGCAACCTGCCCGAACTCATTAAATTCTAAACCTCGAAAAAAATGATACAATTCAATTTCAATAAAGCCGTAAATGATTTCAAGGAACGAATAAGCAAGTTATTCGTTTCAGATCCTATCGCTGAAGTTTCTGACATGAAACCGAATGAAGATTTATACAAAAAGATTCAGCGAAGAGCCGTAGAAACGTACCATTCACCTAGTACGACATTTATGGACATTCAAACTTTTGAGAGGGCGCACGCCCAAGTCTTGACCGCTCCACATTATTATTATGCCGACCTTTTTCAAGCATATAATCAATATGCAAATGATGGTGACCTTTTTTCCGAATTCGATACCCGAAAATTAGATACATTAGGAGAAACATTTTTGATTGTGGATAAAAACGAAAAACCGAATAAAGAATTAACCAAACTACTAAAAAAAGAATGGTTTTATGATTTCGTGAAGTTATCCCTTGACTCTCTTTTGTTTGGTACAAGTTTAATTCAATTTTATACTAAACAACAAGATGGATTGATTCGGAAGGTCGAATTGATTCCACGATTTTTTATTAATCCCCGACAAGGTGTTATTATTGACAATCCGAATGCACCTACGAAGTTTCATATCTATCGAAATGAGGACGGCGAAATGCTAAACAGCAACCTACTTGAAATTGGAAAACCAACAGATTTAGGTTTACTAGAAAAGTTGGCAAAGTACGTAATTTACAAAAATTACTCACTCAGAGATTGGTCAATAGCAAGTGAAAAATTCGGAATGCCTATCATTATACCCTTCCTTGACACGATCGACCAAGATGAAATAAAAAAGGTTAATAAAGGCTTTTCCAAAATTGGAACGAACGGCGTTGCGAGCTTGCATATAAATGACCGTGTTGAGACATTACACACGGCGAATGGTGACCCACATGAAATCTATCGGCAAATGATAGAAACTTGCAAACAAACAATTTCACGTATTATTTTAGGTCAATCGGATGCAACCAACTCAGGAGCTTCAGGAAGTTACGCAAGAGCAGAAATTCATGATAAGCAAATCGGCAAAAGAACAAAAGCCGACATGAGATTTTTATCTTTTGTGATTAACGATAAACTCATTCCCCTTTTACTTAAATATCCTGCTTATCATGGTCTGAAAAATCATGAATTCGTTTGGGAGGCTTTTATTAAAAAACCAGAACCAAAACCAGAACTTGACAGCCAAATTTCAAAAAATGAACCCAAAGACGATAATAACCAGAAAAATCAAGACTCTGAGACTTTTTTTTTTAGATTAACCGAATCTGTTAATTTTATTTATGGTTTAGATAAACCAGATAATCCCGAAAAAGGAAAGTTTTTAAATGCAGACTCGAACGTAAAAACTGAAAATTTAAACGATTTTTTTAACGATTTAACCGAATTATTTGAAGATGTTTTCGAACGGCTAATTCCGAAAATTTGGAAAGGACAAAGTACCGAAAAAGAAAAAGAAGAAATTTCAAGCCTTACACAACTTGCTTTTGAAGATGCTACCAAAAAAGGCTTTAAGAATTTCTTGAAGATAAAATACGGCGACCCAGATTTTGAATTGGTACAAAGACTTAAAAATGATTTGTTTGTCTTTGCGGAGGCAAAAAAAGAAGCTCAACTCAAGGAAATTTCAAACCTTTTGACCAAAGACGGCAAAAGAGTTCCTTTCAAGGAATTCAAAGATAATGTCCTGAAAATACATGAAAAATATAACGTCAATTGGTTAAGGGCTGAATACAACCATGCACAAGCTACGGCACGAACAGCCAAAAAGTACAATGAAATTATTAAGGATGGGGACAAATATCAAATTCGGTATGTTGCTGTCAAAGACAGCAAAACTCGTCCTGCTCATCGCAAATTAGACGGCATCATTTTGCCAGCTACGGATAAGTTTTGGGAAAAATATTTACCGCCTTTGGACTTTGGTTGCCGTTGCTCATTTGCCCGTGCCTCAAAACGACAAAAAGGCAAACCCGCTCCAGACCCTTTGCCTTTTGCCGATTTGCCACCCAAAGAAAAAGCACGACTCGAAATGTTTTTTTACAATCCTGCCATTGACGGCGTTATTTTTCCAAAAAAACACCCCTATTATAAGGCATCAAAGAAATAAAATTTCCTAAAAAATACACTTATACGTAAATAATTTCTTATAAAGTTTAGTTTTAAAGAAATTATTTCTATCTTTGTCATGTAATCAAATTTTAAACAAAACACAAAACAAGCATGACAAAGCAAGATATTTTTGAGGCAAAAGGACAAATTTTTGTCAATATCAACATTTCAAAGACTTCAGATTCTGAAATTAATGATTGGATTTCTGTTTTAAATCCCATGATTGAATCTTACGAGGAAGAATATTTCAAGGAACACCGCCGAAATCCACACCCCTATTCAAGGACTAAACACGGCAAAAGAAAAAGATTTCACCAAAAATTATTCAAAGAAACAGTTCAAAGAAATATTGCGACAATTCGCAAATTACAAGGCGGTAAAATAAAAAATATTACATGGGAGGGGAACAAAAAAATATATATAATTTCTCCTGAAACATGGGATAAAATCGTAAGAGCGGGGTGCATCTTGCCAGAACAGCAAGTAAAATCCATTTTAGGTAAGAAAACAGATGACTAAAACTGTCCAAATTCAGCAAATTTGCCATACTCTTAATCAAAAATTAGGAACTGAATTAAAATCAGAGGCAGACCTTTGTCAGCTCATAGGCAAGGGAAAAAATCAAAAAATTGGAATGGGCGAGATTCGTGTTTTTGAATGGCTAATCAATGATGGTCTAAAACGTCATGAAAGCAAGTCGCTCGACATTGCACTTGCTAAGCTTAAGCTTGTTCTATCTGCATAAAAAAAAGGAGCGAACAATTTCTTTTTTTCCCAAAACCCGCAAAGGAAAGAGGAAAATTTTGAGTATGTCCGCTCCTGTATTTTCAAAGCAACAAAATATTTTTAAAAAAAGCAAGAAAAAAGCCGATTAGCAGTAAATACCAATCGGCTTTTTTTTAAGGCAACTTTTTAACTCCTACAAATTATCATAAATAGATTTTGCTAGCTTCCTCCGAACACTCTTTTGTTCAATACGGCAACAATCATACAACTGCTCAACAGCTATTTGATACTTCGTGTTTGGCTCATAAACCGTAACCGTAGCCATTTCGTAAGGCGGTTCTTTTGGTTCTTCTACTTGCTTTGCTTCCAATAACAGTTCCTCAATACGATCATAAACCCACAATTCAAATTCAGGACTTAACCATGCAGCGAATTTTAATGCCAACTTACGGTGCATCCAAGTACCACGTTACGAATTAATACCATCCTTTTTGATGTTAATTATTTCATTATCGGAAATCCGATAAGCCTGTTTAAGCACTTCCATAAATTTCTTCGTAGAATCATTCTCCAGAAGCTACTTCCTGACCGTTTCGGGCTTTGTTATAAATTATTTTTAATGGCTCAAAGATAGGAATATCTAACAATAAAACCAGTTCAAACCAAAAAAAACATCAAATACTATCAATATCTATCAATTCTATCATTATTTCAGCCTTAATTTTTTCAAGCCTCCTCAATTCCTCATCTGTCCATTTTCTTTTCCCGCTCTTTTTTTGCGATAAAATACCACTTCTTGAGCCTTCAGATTTATCTGGGTAAAGCAAGCTAGCGACATGGTTACCGTTTACCCATTTTGCATACAACCATTTAGGAGTTAGATTTTTCATTTGAGTTTTTGTCTAAAAATTTCAACAAATCGGATTATTATTTTCCAGATTTAGTTTTATTTTTTTTCTGTTTCTTATCCATTAAACGATTGATCACAAAAGGAGATAAAATAACAATTAAGCCTCCAACCACCCAGAAAACAGTCTTGGAGGATGAAATATTTTCTAAGTCAATATAAATCGTGTTTTCAGCACAAAAACAATAACACGGAATCAACAATAAAAGAAATAAAAATAATATTAACAGTTTCATGATTAAAATAATTATATTTTTTTTAGGTTTTGAAATTTTTAAGCCCCTTAAGCGGATGCGGCGGTAATTTACAATAGCCACCAACGGGACACTTCAAATAAATTTTTTCAGCTTGAAAAATACTATAGCCAAACTCATAAGCAACCGTCTTGACACAAAGGTCGTACCGAATCATGTTCTTTGCATAAAGTTTATTCATTCGATTTACTAATAACTGATATCTACGAAGTGTATCTTTGCCTTTTCGAACAAAGTCATCCGTATCTATTTTTGGCTCAACGGTTCGTGTTTTTCGATATGTTTTCTCTAGTTCTGGAAATAGTGTGTTTTCTTGCATGGCTTTTAAAAGATTTTTATGTTTTGTATTCTCCTGAGACAGTAGGAGTAAGAGAAGTTAAGATATAATCATTCATGGCTGAAAAGTCGTAAGCTAAGCATCTAAAACTAATCTGACTAACAATAGCGTTTGTCCAATTATGCGCCGTATTAACTTGGGTTCGGTGAACACTTGAAAAAAGTTGTTGAACTGCTAAATCATGTTCACTCCCCAAAATATACGCATAATTACTTGAAAAAGATTCTAAAGCTCTGTAAATCAAAGTACTTTCTACGGAATGTCGTTCTACTGCTATGTCATTAACAGTAGTCTTCACTGAAGTAACCAGCATGACATAAAACGAAATATCGCATTGTTGAATCTTAGAGGCATACGCCTTTGTAGGAATTCGCGCAAACCCGACATACGCCGACTTTTTCGGATGGTAATTATGTGCTGACTCTTGCCCTGCGTGCCAACCAATAGGCAATTCAGGTAACTTTTCCTCAAGCCTTTTCTTTATGGCTTGATATATTAAATAAGTAATTTCCATGATATTTAGGAGCGAAACTTTTTATTTATTCGATTACGCTTTTTTTTATGAAATTTTTCGATTGCATCTCTGGAATAAATAACAATCGCTACCACAAAAAGAACAATAATTATTATACAAAACAATATAAGTTTAAACGACATCTTGTGCAAAAAGTAAGCAAATGCCATTTCAAATATTTCAGAAATCATATCATTATGGTTTATTATATATTATCAATCATTTTATCAATTCGTTCGCTTAATTCATTATATACAAATTCTTCAATTCGTTCATTTAGCTCATTCGATTCACCTATAAATTGCCTTTTTGGAATAGTTATTTTTAGTTGGTTTTTGAGTGCTGCAAATTTCCACATCTGGTTTTTGGTTTTGTAAAACATTGCCCAAAAGAATTTCCTTTGTTGTTTCGTAACTTTTTGAACAATCGTGCCTCCTTCATTGTGTATTTCAGCATACGGTACATCCGTTTTGATATGCACCGCATCGCCTTCAATTTCAAACCTTATGGAGTTTCTGAGATTTGCGCCACCGCCATGACCAACCAACAAAGCACGTGAAGTGTCATTATCTTGTCTTGGTTGCCATTTTACGCCATCAAAAGACTCATTATCAAAAACATCTATCGTATAATTTTCGACAATGATAGCCAACTCAACAGGCAAATCTTCGATAAACTCCTTAAAGGTTTGTTCAAAGTTCATTTGTGCTTATGTTTTTCATACGATTTCAATATTAAATAAAGCATCCGTCAAGACAAATTGCTTTATATAGTTTCTTATATTATCCTCCGTACCATTTTCGTAAGGCAGGAAATTTGGAATATAAACACTAAACTGGTTCTCTAAAGCTACAGCATTATTCAACGTCAAACATTGAATGCTTATTCGTCTTTGAACAGGGTCAAAAACATCATTCAAGTTTTCCGACATGACCAAAAACTGACTATTTCCGTAGGCTGTTTTTCGGACTTTTATCGTAAAGTTTCGAAATTCCAATTGCAAATTATGCAAGGGATAAAAACAAGCAGCTAACCAATAAATGTTAAATACTTTTTGCTTTAAAAAGGACGGCAGGCAATACTGCATAAACCGCCGAACATTGATATTGAACCAAAATTTCAATATCTTTCCTAAATAATCTGTCATTCTCCAATCATATTTAAATTATCTTCTAAACTAAAAGCATCATCTACGGCGATGTAACCAGCATGAGGCATATAGGCACGCTCCAAAGGTTCAAAATTACCTGTATTTGTTCGCACCTCAATTGTGGTCAAATCACAATCATTAATCCCCATAACATCCCGAATTACTTCCCGAATATCATTTTTCAAAACCTGCGCATTAAAAGGCAAGTGCTGTAAATGGTTTTTAATTGCATGAATCACATTTTGTCTTATGTCGGCTTCAATCAATAAAGAATCAAAATAAATATTACCAATTATCTTAATATAATCAGTTGATTCTGAAATAATTGAAACATACGTATTCGCAAACATTACTTTAGCAATGTACGACTTAAAAGATTGATATTCAGCATTATCTAAAGAAATCGGTTTGCCAGCATCTTGTTTCGCTACTTTTAGAACCACCTCTTGCAAAAATGTACCGTTCGACTCATGCAAAACAAGTGTAGCAGAGGCATATTTAATAATTTTTTTTGCCTCATTTTCTTCCACATAAGCAATGCGCCCGTCACTTATAAGTAGGTCATCACCATACTGAAATTTCAAACATTGAAGCCTGTACCACTGCAAAGTTCCTACTTGATTTTCGGCAATAATGGTACTTATTTCGGTATAAAACAAGTTCAATAATCGCCTTGACTCAAAGGTAAGTTTCGCAAAAACCCGCCCGAAAAGTCGCCAAATCGCAATCGGAGACTCCGAATCTAAACCATTCAATTCAGGATAGCTTTCCTTAACCTCAAGAAAATGCTGAAATACATCCTCTTCACTTTGATAATCTCTTACTGTTGGCATGATTTTATTTAGTAATCGTTCTTATAATCAAAAAATATTGCCAAATTTCGAATCATAGCCTCATCTAAATAAGGCACACCAACACCTGAAAGGACAGCAATAACTGAATAAAGTTCATTTTCTAAATCTACTCTATTTGGGCATTTTAGCAAAGTTCCGCACGCTCCTTGTATTACTGTTTTTTCTTTTTCTGACAATTCCAGTAATTGTTCTAAATCAACAATATTTAGGTTTTTAATCACCTGAAATTCGGACATTTTCCGCAGCCAGTCCTCCTCTGTCATTTTTGAGGTGTCGTTAAATTCTCTTTTTACGAACTCTAAAGCTGTCATTTCTTTTTAGTTTTCTTTGCCATTAATTCAAACTGAGTAACCAATTTTGGCAACTCATCGACCTTATATTCAAGAAGTGTTTTTCTTAAAACTGAACGATTTTTCATAAAGGTATTTAATCGTTCCCAATCTACCTGACTGGCATTACCATTCAGACCAAACCCTAAATTTTGGGTAGCAATAGACAAAATTTTTGCCCGTTGCCGTTTGATTTTTGCCATGTCAGGCAACTGATTTTCAAGGTATTCACACAAGTTTTTATATTCCTCGTCAGTCAAATCCCGAAGATGTTCCTTCTTTCCAGATGTCCAATTAAAAACCATTCCACGGCTTTCCATTCCTCCCGTTACTTCTTTGAGCAACCCCCAAAATCGTTTGTAATTTCGTTTCTTTTCCATGAGATTTATTTTTTTTAACGAACCTATGTCCTATACTTAAATAGGACATAACGCACGGTTTTCACGCCTTAATCGTTATTTATTATACCTTATTAATATCCAAAGGAATTTGATGCGATTGACCTTTTTCATCAATTTCGTACAATCGGATATATGACTTAGATCCTTTTTGATGATGTGATTCTTTGAATAATTGAATTCCCTTTTTCCAAGTTGGTGAGTCAAATCGATCTTCCATTGCAATTAGTGTATTAATTTGTGGTGACTTGAAATTATTTGTTTTTTTATCCTTTTGTAAAAGGCTTAGAATTAAGTCAAAAGCCGCTTTATCATTTTTGGTTGCATCTTCTTTAAGGAAGGTTTCCGTCAAATGCTCCTTAATTTTTTCAGCTCCCATATCGGCACGATGGTCGTATTCACTTGAGACATTCGTAGCGAAAATCAGTTTGTATTTTCCATCATTACTAATCATCTTAAAATTTCCTTGAGTCTTTGCGACCGCTCCATATTCACGGGCTAGTTCCAAGTAACCTCCGAGTTCATTTTGCTGAAATTCTTTTAGATTTTTCAGCAGTTCAGTTAATGTTCTATATTTCTGAACAAGTGTTTTAATCAGTTCGTCCCCCATGTTTTCATAGGCTTCGCGGTTCGCTTGCCGTTCACTTGCTTCAATAGCTTGCAATTCTTCAAGCATTTTCCGTTGCTCATCTGTTAATCCATTCATTATATATTTAATTTTTTATATCAATAAAATACAATTTTAAAAATAACTAATAATCTGTCTGAAAAAACTGATTCAGAATAGACACGCTTAGCATTTCGATATTCATTCCTTTGGTATCAAAAGCTGTTACCACATCATTCAGATAAAGATTTAAGGTATCAAAATCATTAATTTTAGCTTTGAACCACCTTATAATCATTGGGTTGGAAATGCCAAAACCATCTAAAATCATCTTAATTTCATCCTGTTCTGCTAGTATCTCTGGTGTATCTTCCAGTCCCTTAGTAATCGAATGTAGAATCAAGCGATTACCTCGAAACCGCCGATGCAATTGCATATAGGGCGTTTGATTTTTTTGACTTTTTGCATAAAGTTGGTCATCTAAGTCTATTCCACACAAGACCACGCCACACTTATTTTCACAAAAATCAGCGACTTCCTTGACCGTTTTAAAGATGTTTTTGCGAACATTTTCCAACTCGTCGACAATCAAAAGATAGTTTATTTCAGTATTCAAACTAATAAATTCCTGAATTGCTTTCACCTTTTTTCGTAGATTTCCTTTAAAATTGGTCAATCCAAAGGCTTCTAAAATTTCCGTTACAAAATCATTTGCCGACATGGATGCCGTAGCTTTTGCATAGATTACGTGTGGATTTTTAGCATATTTCTGTAAGGAATACGTCTTACCGATTCCTGTTTGTCCTTGTATAATGACACGCCGTTTCCGAATCTGAGCATCTTTGCATCGTGCCGTAATTGAGAAGTAAGCGTTTGTTTCCCAATGCCATTTATCGAAAGTATCTTCATTCGATTTAGATATATTCTTAGCTTCATTTTCCGAAAAATGAACTCCTAAAACACCTGCCAACTTCAAGAATACGTCGTCAGGGATGTAGGAAGTCTTAATTTCACCTTTCGTCTTATATTCGTTATGGTAAGTACCATTTTTAATTTTACTTACATAACTTTTATTTACGCCAGTTTTTCGAGAAATTTCTGCTTGACTTAACTTACTGTTTTTCAAGGCTTTAGTAACCTGTTCTTTGTGGTCTAAAATCATTTTTTTTGCGGGTTTTGTTCATATATTTCTCTAAAAAATTCGTCCCGTGTCGGAAAATTTACTGTTTCGTCTTCAGGTTTATTTTTAGGTTTTCTAGCTTTCGTTATAGCTTTATTTATGTCATTATCAATACTTTGTGATTTTTTTCTACGCTCCTCATTACGCCACGTATTTCTATCGGTTCGTTCCTGTTGTGTCCAATAATCAGATTCAGCTTTAGAAAGCGTTTCCTTATCGCATTGCGTATATCCTAATAATAAAGCAGACTCCGTATTGAATTGATTTTCAATATCTTGAAGCTCTTTTTCAGCTTTCTCAATTTGTTTTTTGCGGGCTTCAATTCCTTGTAAGATTTTTACCTTGTCGCCAAACTCGTAATCAGAAACCGCCATTGGGTGCAGAATTTTAGATTCCAAAAACCGAACAAACCCACCTTTTTTAGTAATTAATGCCACCTTTGATAGATCATTAGGATCAAACTTAACCTCAAATTTACGCCCTACATTTTCGCTATAAAACACAAAGTCAGGAACTTGTGTATCTTGCTCAAAGGCTTCATATAAGTAGGTTTTTCCATAAATTTCCGTTCGGATACCATCCTTTCGGAACTCCAAAGCTTGATTTTTCGACTCCCAAAACAGTGCCACTTCGTCCCGTTGGCTCAATGTTAAGCAGTCAGAATTTGGATTACTTTCATAGATTTCTTTTCGAGTCTGCTTACTTTTTTTGAGCTTCGAATTGTTCCAAATGTGAATATCTTGGTTTGCAATCCGAATCACCTCTTCTAAAGTAGGCAGCCCACCTTTTTTCTTTAATTCTGCTAATAATTCTGGATTATGCTTTGAGTTAATACTCTTAGCTTCAATATTTTGTCCCGTAAAAAAAGGTCTTCTACGCATCACTTCACTCTGATAACGCTTGAAAGCAAGTTCAATAGTTTTTCCTTGAGGGTTGTCGCCCATTGTAGGAAATGTAACAACATCCATTAATTTATCGAAAACAGCACGGTTTCCGCCGCCTCTATCGTAGAGAATTTGTTGTGGCATCCGTCCTGACGTAAACCGAAGTGAATCACGCATAGCATCACGTACCATCTGAGTATCTTCTGCTCCTTCTCGCATCGCCCAACCAACAAACATTTCTGATTTTGCGTCCATAATGGCACACACATTAAGCAGAGCAACTGTTTTCTTATCCTTACGATAAAAATAATTAACCTTTGTACCATCAACCACCCAAAGCACATCCGATTTACTTGGTTTTTTACGGCGCATCGTGTAGCCGTAATTCTTTATAAACCAAGATTTTCCGTGCCGTCTAATAGCCCACTTTTGGGTATTTTCAGGCTTACTCAGAAAATTTCGTACTGCACGCTCCTTAATTTCTTTCCACTCCTTTGTTTTGGCATATTCATTAAATTGCCGACAAACTTCAGTCGCAGAAAATTTTCGAGGATCAGCATAAAGTTTAATTAATAAATCACCTTCGATTTTCCCTATCTTTTGCCGATTCGAGATGCCTGTTGTTTTTGGGATTAGACCTAAAACTCCATTTTCTTCGTATCTTTTCAATTTCGCTCTAATAGCTGGAGCAGTTTTCGGCAATTTTATACCATTAAACAACGCTGTTTCCACCACACAAGTGCGAAAATCGGCTAACGTCATTTTCCGAAATAGTTTATCTACCTTTTTATACGGAAAATCTCTATAACTCAATAACTTAATATAGCGTAATTGCTGTAAAACTTGCCGTTTTTTGGCTTCTTTCAGCTTGCCTTTATTTATATAATAAACTTCTCCTGTTTCTTGATTAATTTCTTCTTTTATAATTTCATAATTATCTAATTTATCTATATCATCTTGCTTGATTGAAGGTAATAAACCCTGTATCAAAGCATATTTCTTTTGCGTCTCTCCATTTTTAATAAAATCCCGTAAAGTGCTTTCTGTCAGGTTCTTGCCTGTTATCGGATGCCGAAAAGTTGACTTAGTTCGTTTTGGTATCGAATCATAATAGACATTTAAGATACCATCCTTTTTAAAGTGTTGCCAACTTTGTGAATTACCTTTACGATTTCGTTCTACTTGTTTGTATAAAACATTATTAAATCTATTAACCTCGCTATCAGTTTCTAAACCTTTGAGCAAGCACAAGTCATTAGCCGTCAATAAGATACGGTCGCCGTCCAATTCCATTCCAGAAAATCCAAACGTATTAAAGTTCATAATGTAACTAATTTCTATAATTAAAAAAATAGGTTTTGCTTTCTTGGTTTAGTTATTAAATCTTAAAATTCCTAAAAAGGAAATACTTCTATTTTCGCTGGCGACGTATCCATCAAAAAATCAGAATTTGGCATATCATTAACTTGTGAAGGTCGGATAATACCAGTTCTAACCGCTTCATTTTCAGTACTATCAAAAAAATCATTATCTTGAGTATCCTTGTCCTCATACAAGGTGTATTCCCCTACAAATTTCATTTCGACCGTACCCAAATCTCCATTTCGGTGTTTGGCAATAATCACATCGGCGAAACCCTCTGTACTGTTTCCATTTATATCCTCTATAATGCCATAAATATCAGCACGATACAATAAAAATATCTTGTCTGCGTCTTGTTCCAAAGCTCCCGAACTTCTCAAGTCTGAAGTTTGCGGACGCTTATCCCCGCCTCTCATTTCTAACTGTCGATTGAGTTGTGATAAGACCACAACAGGAATCTCAAGCTCCTTAGCTAACTGTTTCAAACCCCGTGAAATAGTCGCAATTTCTTCCTCTCTGTTTCCATTTTTCCGAACCTCACCTGTCATCAAGCCGATATAATCAATAAAGATAATCTGAATACCTTTTTCGATTTTTAACCGTCTTGTCTTCGTGCGTAATTCTCTCAAGGAAAGTGCAGGCGTGTCATCAATAAAAAGCGGAGCTTCAAACAATACGTTAGACTTAGAAACCATCTTTTCCCAGTCTTCATTGGATAATTTGCCTGTTTTCAGTATCTGATTATTAATTCTACATTGCATAGAAATCAACCGCTCAACTATCTGCTCCTTAGACATTTCCAAAGAAAAGAAAGCCGAAGGAATACCGTAATCAACTGAAATAGAACGGGCGGCGGATAAGGCAAAAGCCGTCTTACCCATGCCAGGGCGTGCGCCCACAATTACTAAATCGGATTTCTGTAAACCAGCCGTAACCGCATCTAAATTCGTAAAGCCAGTTGGAATCCCTACGATACCGCTCTTTTTATTGCTTCGCTCTTCAATTTCCTTCGTTAGTTTGGGTAAAATAGCCGCAACGGATTTGGTCAGTTGTCGAGTATTTTGCTCTGAAATATCAAATAAATCAGCTTGAATTTTATCCAACATTTCGAATACATCCCCTTGTAAATCATAGGCTTTTGGCAATGATTTTAGGGACGAAACGATATACCGCCGTCGCATCAATAGTTCCTTCAAAATAAGACAATGCGAAGCCACATTTCCGCCCGAATTCACATAATTAGATAACTTGGTTACTGTCAATGCGCCTCCTACTTTTTTGTCCGTTCCGTTTTTTCTTAGTTGTGTCAGGACAGTCAGTAAGTCAATAGGTTGCGACTCCTTATTCAAGTCCAAAATCGCCTCATAGACAAGACGATGTTTCGTGTCATAGAAAACTTCAGGCAATGGCAATAAATCAAACACCTCAAGCTGAGCTGTTTTATCAATCAAAACAGCACCCAGGACGGCACGTTCCGCCTCAAGCGAATACGGCATTGGTCTATCGGTATGGTGCTTAATTTGTTCCATTTTAGTTTTGTTTAATTAAAGAACTACCCTGTAAAAAGGGTAGTTAATCCAATTATTGTTTAGTCATGCTTCTCAAAGGCTATCCAAATTAAGCCCGCAATGCTCATTCATGGTTCGAGCAGGAGTAGATAACGGCGGGCTTGAACCGCCGTGTTAGCCTTGAACTATTTATCTATTTCTGATTTTTCCTCAAACACCATTGGTACTATTTTACCATCTTCCAACCCAAAACAAGGACATTCAACCGCCTCATTTTCAAACCCTAAGACCTTATCTATCTTCTCAATAATTTCTTTAGGCGTTTCCTCTAAATAAAAAGATTTAGCAGACGTATATACAATACCATTGACCTCTCCAGCATCATGTACGCCAATAGCATCAATGCTTTCTATTTTAATTTGCACCCGCTCCTTATCATAAATTTTAGTTAACTCCACAAATCTATCCTGAAATGACTTTCTTTTTAGGACTTTACCACTATAAACCGAAGTGATTTCCAGTATTTTACCTCGTAGAGCATTCAAAAAAACAGACGGCTGGCTCGTATCCTGTATAAAGTCGTAAACCAACTCCTTGATACTCAAATCATTTTCGCAGTTTCGATATTCTAAGACATCTTTCATAATTAATAATCCGTTTTATTTTCTGATTCAATAATAAAATCTAATTGTTTGTAATATTTAGCTTGTTTATTTCTTAACAAATACCAAGCTTCTGGAGTGCGTTTACCGATCTTAATCGATTGGTTTTCAATCTCTAAGAGCTTAAGGGTAATTGCTTTTAATGCTCTGGATATTCGTTCTTTAGTTAATAAATACTCCATGATAGTGAAGATTAAAAAGGAGGTGTGCCAAAACAAGAATAAGTATTTGTGCAAAGAAATTAACTTTATATATGTGGCGTAAACACGACTGCAGATAATTGATGTGAGACCTTGCACTATTGACATTTTGATAGTGCATTTTTAGTTCTTTAAGTTTAGTCATTGATGCAAGTGCCTTTCTCTTCAAAAAATCCAATACACCCATGCCGTATTTTTCGATTAGCCGTTTTGCTATATTTGGCGGACGTAAATCATTCAT